CTGATGCCACCATCATTCAACAGGCCCTGACCGGGGCCACGCCTGAATTCCAGCAGCTGTATTCCAACATGCCGCTGGATAAGGTGAACACGCCTGTGGTGTTGCGCCACCTGGAAGGCGATTCTTTGCCTGTTCCGGTACGGCTGACCGAAGGCCAGGCCACCGGTGACCTGGTGAAAATTTCGAACGAGCAGAATTTGCGGGGCAGAAACCCCGAGTTTGCTTACCGATTCCAGCAGCAAAACCAGGCGCTGGTGGACAACGTGCCCGCCATTCGTGAACGCGCCGCGCCGGACGTTTACGCGCCCAAGACCATTGATTCCAGCCAGGCCATCATTGATGCGTACCGAACCCTGGACAGTGAGCGAAGCGGAGCCATCAGCGCGGCCTACAAGGCCCTGGAAGACGCCAACGGCGGGTCATTCCCGGTAGACGGCGCGGCAATTGCACGAACCGCCGACACGATGCTGGCAAAAAAACTGAAGACAGAATTTCTGTCGCCCAGCATCAGGTCGCAATTGGAGCGATTCAAGGCTGGTGAGCCGATGACGTTTGAGCAGTTCGAAGCCATGCGAACCAACCTGGCGGCAGAAATCCGCAAGGCCGAGCGCACCGGTGATGGCAACGCGGCCACCGCGGCAAGCATTGTGCGCGATGCGATGGAGCAGCTGCCGATTCAAGGCCAAGCCGCTGCATTGAAGCCCCTGGCCGATAAAGCCCGGTCACTGGCGCGTGAACGATTTGAGGCGCTGAGAAAAGACCCCGCATACAAAGCCGCGGTTGATGAGACTGTGCCCGCCGACAAGTATTTCGACAAATACGTCATTGGCGGTCACAACAAAAACATCAACACGATGATTCAAACGCTGGGCCGCGACAGCCCCGCGCATCAGCACATCAAGGCTGGAACCATCAATTGGCTGTCCGACCGCGCTGGCATTGTGGACGGCAAAGGAAACTTCAGCCAGGCCAACTACAACAAGGCAATCAAACGCCTGGATGATGTCAACAATTTCGGGGCGATTTTTGACCCAGAAACCAGTTTGCAGCTGAAGACGCTGGGCAACGTGGCGAATTACACGCAATTCCAGCCCCGTGGCGCGTTTGTGAACAACAGCAATACGCTGGTGGGGTATCTGGCGAACAAGGCCGCTGGCGGGCTGGAAACGGCTGGAAACGTCATTGGCCTGAAGACCATCGGTTACCCGCTGGGCAGCGAAGGGCGGCGCGTCATCCAGGGCGCCCGAGAGCGTGCCGAAGTCAAGCGGGCACTGGAGCCTGGCGCTGGGTCTACGCTGCAAGACATCAGCAAAAAAGGCCAACAATAAATTGAAATGAGGAAACCCATATGAGCGTCAACCTTTCACCAATTGGGAATGCCCAGCAGTTTTTCGACAACAACGGCATTCCGCTGAATGGTGGTCTGCTGTATGTCTACCAGGCTGGTTCCAGCACCCCCCTTGCGACTTACACCGACATCAACGGCACGATTGCCAATGCCAACCCCATCGTGTTGGATTCCAGCGGTCGCAGCGCCACCGAAATTTGGTTGACCTACGGGTATTTTTATAAGTTTGTCCTGAAGGATTCCAGCGGCGTGACCATTGGAACCTACGACAACATTTACGGAATTGTCGGCGTTCAAACCGCGGTGGGAACCACCATCCCCGCGGGCATGATTTCGCTTTGGTATGGTTCTATCGGGTCTGTCCCGACGGGCTGGTATCTTTGCGACGGCAGCAATGGAACCCCCGATTTGCGCGACCGATTTATTGTCGGCGCCGGTTCCACTTATTCCGTTTCGCAAACTGGCGGTTCCACTGATGCGATTGTGGTTAGTCACACGCACACCGCTTCGTCGACTTCCTCTGTTACTGATCCGGGACACTCACACACCGTTCCGTTGGCAAGTGTTTCTGGTGGTTCTGTTTTCGGGAGAACGGGCGGTTCTTCGTTGCCGAACGAAAATACCGGCGTTTCCACGACCGGCATTACGGTGGCAACTTCTACCACCGTCAATTCTGCTGGTGTGTCTGGCGTCAACGCCAACCTGCCGCCGTACTATGCCCTGGCTTACGTGATGAAGGCGTGAAATGGCTGAAATTGATCCAGTGAAATACGGCGTTCTCTGGCAAAAGGTTGAAGACTACGAGCGCCGCTTCGACCAGATGGAGGCCAAGATGGACAAGATGGAGCGCCATATCGAAAACCTGGTGGCCCTTGCCAACCAGGGGCGCGGTGGGTTTTGGGCTGGCATGGCGCTGGTGTCGGCCATTTCATCCGCTATTGGTTTTTTTTCCAGCTATTTTCATAAGTGAGGGGCGAGATGGAAGAACACGAAAAAGCTGCATTGCTGGCAAAAATTGAAATCGAAAAAATCGAAGCGCAAACCACAGCAAAAGAGGTGGCGGGCAAAGCGATTGGCCGACAAGGGTTGTTCTACATCACGCTGATTGTGGTGATTGGCGTGGGGGCTTCGCTGTTTCTTGAGGAAGGCAAAATTGCCGCCGTCATGGGGCTGCTGGGTTCTGCATTGGTCGCGTTGATTTCAATGTTGAACGGAATTGCCGGTGCAACGCCCAAGCAAGACAAGCCAGAATTTGAAGTCATGAAGCAATTGATCGAGCGCCTGGATCGCATGGCTGATCGTGACCCAATGTCGGTTTCTGTTGAGGGCGACAAGGTTGTGGTCAAAAAAGGCGATGAATCGTTTACAACCAAAAGGGGGGAATGATGATTCCAATCGTCGGCGCTTTGCTGGGCACACTTGCTGAAAACGGTTTGGGCTTGCTGGCAAGCGCCATCCAGGCCAAAGGCAAACAAGTTGTTGAAGAAAAGCTGGGCATCAAGATTTCTGATAACCCCAGCCCCGAAGAAGTGGTGACGTTGCGGCGTCTTCAGTTTGAACACGAAGAACGCCTGATCGAATTGGGCATTGAAAAAGCCAGGCTAGAGCAGGAAGAACTGGCCGCGCTGCTGGCCGCGCAAGCCAACCAGGAAAACAACATCAGCGACCGCTGGAAAGCCGACATGACTTCGGATTCCTGGCTGTCAAAGAACATCCGGCCCATGACGCTGATTTACCTGTTGGGGGCTTACACCTTGTTTGCCTTGCTGGATGGCGGCGGGTACAGGGTTGCCGAAGCCTACGTGACCCTGCTGGGCCAGTGGGGCATGCTGGTGATGACCGCGTACTTCGGCGGGCGCACCGTCGAAAAGGTCATGGAAATGCGGAATAAGGGGAAAGACAAATGAGCCTTTCAAAAGAGCAAGCCGCATTCCTCTTGGACGCATGCAAGCTGATCCAGTATGCCACCGAACAGGGCTTTATGGTCACGGGCGGCGAACTGGCCCGCACACCTGAACAGCAAGCCATTCATTTCAAGGCTGGCCGGTCAAAGACCATGAACAGCATTCACCTGAAGCGATGCGCGATTGACCTGAATTTCTTTAAGGACGGCGCCATCGTTTGGGACAAGGCCACGATTGCGCCCCTGGGGGCATATTGGGAAAGCCTACACCCCAAGAACCGATGGGGCGGCAATTTCAAAAGCCTGGTCGACTGCCCGCATTTCGAACGGAACGTGTAATTTACGTCCCGACTTTGATTGCGTTGATGTTGAAGTTTTCGGCCATCACCGCTTCATAGTCGAAATGCTTGCCAAAGCAGTCGCGGAAATAAACGGTTTCATCCGACCAGCCTTCGATTGTGTTGTTGTAGATGAAGACCTTTTTGGGGATGCTGGTGGTGCCGCATAGGAAGTGCAGCCCCTTTGCGGTCACGCGCCACAGCCCGTCGGACTTTTTGGTCTGGTCTTCATGCCGGTCGGCCTTTTCAATCAAACCCCAGCGGTGCATGGTGGTGTAGGTTTTCCCGCGCAGCATCCAGCGCGGGGCCGTGTTAGGTACATCCACCCACCCATCAGCATCAGCGGTCGCCCTGGACAGCCACAGCAGCCCCAGGGCCATGATTTCCGTCATTGGGAACGGCGAGATTTTTCCCCACTTGCCGCAGCACGGGCAATGCCCGCCGTCCCCTTCGATGGTGTCGCGCCAGTTCTTTTTCAGCTGGTCTAAATACTTCCCTTCGTCGCCAAAAAAATCCAGTTGCATGGCGTCCCCCTAACTAATCCAAACATAGAACCCATGCAGGATTCCGATGGGGAAGAAAATCGCGCCAGCCAACAGGAACCCCCACAATCCCTGCGCGAAGCAGGTGAAGATGTGGGTCAACCAGGCAAAGAAGCAAAGCCAGCCAATGATGTGACCCATGATGCCCCCTTAGAAGTTCGGCAGATCGTTGTCCATGTCATCAAACCCGCTGTTTTGCGGGGCCTGGCGCGACCGCTGGGGCTGTTCGTCGCGTTCGCGGGGTTCGTTGATGTAAGCCCAGCCGTCCCAGCCGCCTTCCTTCAGCGGGATGACGTCGAGTTTCAGCATGGGGCCATTCTTCGTTTCAATGATTGAGCCGATGCGCTGGTAGCGGTTTTTCTGCTGGCCCTGGGCATTGGTGTAGTTGCCGGTGATGGCGGTGATTTCTTTAGTAATTTTCGACATGATTTATTCCCCAATGATTTGTTTCAGTTGATCGACCTTGACCGCGGTTTCGGCCAGGAACTTTTTAATTTCCGCTTCCATGTCAGCAATGAACGTATCGTCACGCGGAACACGTTTGATGAACAGCTGGGCCTTGGCGGGCATGCGCGGGTCGAACACCACGTAATCGCACCAGGCGCGGCCAGTGCAAGCCATTTGAAACTGCATTTGCGCGAAATACTTTTGCGGGATGGTGCCGGTCAGCAGCGTTTCAATCATGGTGGCCGTGTTCGGGCATTTGATTTCCACGCAGCCATCGTCGCCGACCAAGCCGTCAGGTGAGGCGCCAGCCATTTCAATGGCCGGGTGATTCACAAACCCGATTTCTTCGACCATGTTGCCGGTGGCCGCTTCATATGCGCCGCGGGCAAATGGTTCCTGGTCGGTGCCCCATTGCATGGCGCTATTGGTGAACGATTCCTGGCGGGTGCCGGTGATTTGTTCGACCACCAGCTGGGCCATGTAGTTTTCGCGGCTGGCGCTGTAACCCGTCTTTGTGCGGGCCATCACATCGGCCACCTTGGACGCGGTGACTTTGCCCAGGCGGGCGGCAAACCATTCGTCGGTTCGTTGTTCGATTTCTTCAGACATTTTTATCTCCTTTATTTTGCGCTTTAAAAATGGCGTAATTTGCGGTGGTTTTTGAGCCAATTTCAATAGTTATTTTCATGACAGGATCGCCATCAACCCATACAGGAATCGCAATTTCATGCGGCACGGGTACTTTGGCGTTGTTGTAAGCCTGAACTGTTCTTCCAACAATGTCTGATGCTGCCTCCCAAAGTTTATGCATTGGGTGTTCTGTATTTACTTTTCCGCGCAATCGTGAAGATTTCATGCTTCCACCCCCAATTTATCGGCAATTCTTTCAATTGCATCTGTACAACTCATGTTGAGCGCCTGATTAATCAATCGTAAAGATTGATCGATGATTCCGTCGTAAGTGCCAGGGTCTGCATTTTTAATGGCTTCAAGCGTGAACTGAGCATCTTGCAATGCTTCTAAATCTGCGCTGTTGACACAAAAAAGAAGATCAATGTCTTGTTTATTTGTCATTTGCCTTTTCCTTTTTGGCGCGATCAACGCGGGCTTTTTTTGCGGCCATCACTTTGGCTTGCAGCGCCTGGTTGCCTTGGCATGCGTCGAATGCTTCTTTGTAGACGCGGGCCAATTCGTCGCTGTTGGCGCTGGCTTGGATGGCCGACAGGAAATCGGTGATGTCAGGCGTGGGCACAGCTGGTGCGGTTGGTGCGGTCGGGCGCCTGCTGGCGGCGTTGCCGTCATCATCTTCAGGGGCTATCCCGCAAGCGGCCATGAGGCTGTAACGGCGGGCATACGTCAGCGCGGAGCCGTAGCCCTGGGCATCGTGTTTGGTGGCCGGAACGTGCAGCTGGCCGTTGGTGATCGTTTCGCCCGATTCGTGAATCAGCACGGTTTCCACAATCACGCCGTTGTCCGATGGCGTCACGCGTTGCATCATGGCGATGCCGTTGTCGTTGAGCGCGTCGATGACGGCTTCAACGCATGCCGACAGGTCGGCATAACGCGAACGAAAATGCGGGTTGCTGGATGTCTTCAGGGCGGGGCCAAATGCTTTTTGCGCCTTGACCAGCGCCGATGCGATTTTGCCGAAAGTCATGGGTTCCATTTGTTGTTCCTGGTTAGTTGGAAAGGGCCATCACGGCGATGGCGGCGAATACGGCAACGACAAGCGTTATCCATATTTTTTGGAAGGTGGTCAGGCGCCTGGTGCGCGTGTACGGGCCTTCGATGTTGTAGGGCAGTTTGGACATGGTGCGTTCCTTTCAAAACGGTGCCGCGGGAAGTTTGTTGCGCTGCTGACGTTGGTATTCGCGTTCTTCCGCGGGCGTCAGCGGGACAGGCCCCCCAGGCGGGGGGAAGGGCCAGTTAGACATTCGCCAGTTCCTGGGCTTTGTTGATGGCCTGGGCCAGCATGGCGGTCGGGTAAATGTAGGTTCCGACAATCATTTCGGCGTCGGTGTCCAACAGCGTGACCGCAAAACCCCTTTGCGTGGCGGTCACAGTGGACGCAATGCCAAGTTCGGGGTTGGTGAAGGTTGCAATCTGGTTGGGGTTCGTAGTGGCGTTCATGCTGCCACCCCGCCAGCGTTCAGTTGGCCGTCCATAACCGCAAACAAAACGCCCTTGGCGCGGTTCAGGGTCTGGCGGGCGCCTTCGGTGTCGCCGAACGCCATTTGTTCTTGGGCATCCGACATCAGGCCCGCAACGATCATGTTGGCGCCGCTGAGTTTGTAGGTGATGGAATCGGTGACACCGGCCAGGAATTCCTGGAAGTTGCAGCCATAAACTTGGCTGTCGCGGCTGGTGATGTTTGCATTCATTTCAATTTCCTTTCGTAATAGACCCGTGAGGGCATGAGTGAATTATAAGCTGGCTTAACTTGCGCCGTCAACACATTTCGCAAAAATTTTTCCAAGGTTGCCGCGCACGGCCAGCGCGGTTCGCAGTTCTTCCCGGGTGCGGCGTTCGATGTAGACGCCGCCGATGGTGGTGGCGTAGTACGTCACGCCGCCCCGATGCACTTTGGTGATTTTCAATTCCATGTCGTTTCCCTTAAAACAGGGCCATTGCAAGCCACAGTAAAACGTACAGGACGGGCGCCGCGACCAGCGCCATCAGTACCACTTCCCAATCGGTCGGTTCGCGGTTCATGGCGCCCCCTTCAACGAACGGCCCGCGCACAAGCGTCGGCCCACAGCGGACTATCGGGAAACACGCGAACCCGACCCTTTTCGAAGTAGTCGGTCATCATGTCGGTGTTGTTTTCGTAGGGCGCCGACTGATCGGCAAACACGCGGCCCAGGGCGCCGGTGTAATCCTTGGCGTAGATCGTGACGCAATCACGGCCATCAACCAGGTTGCCGCGGCTGTACCAGACACGGGCCTTTTCGACGCCGTTGGTAACGTAGAACTTCATCATCTTGACCATCTTGATTCTCCTTAAAAGACCCGTTAGGGCATGGTTTGATTGTAAGCCCGCTTAACACGGGCTGTCAACATTTTTACGCGGCCATCCATTCTTCGTAAGTTAGGAGAGGGGCGCCGCCGCGTGTGATGTCGCCCCCCTGGCCGTTGTCGGCGCATGCCAGGTAAATTTGATATTCCTGGTCATTGGTTCCGCGTTGCTGGGTTTGCCAGTTTGCGTTCGGGATGAGTGCTTGATTTTCCATTTTGATTTCCTTTAAAAGACCGCTTGCAATTCGCTACGGCATGACTGAATGTTAAGCCAACTAAACAGGCATTGCAACAACTATTTGTAAAGCCCCCTTAACTTTGTCGGGATTTGACCCCGTTGACAGCTGCCGCAAGGTGGCTTAACATCGGAAGATGGACAAAGCGCAAGCAATTGAAAAAGCCGGGTCAGCGAAGGCGCTGGCCGAACTGCTGGGCATCACACGCGCAGCTGTCAGCCAATGGGGCAAGCAGATTCCCCAGGCTAGGGTTTGGCAGCTGCGGGCGTTGCGCCCGAAATGGTTCAAGGGCTAGAATGGTTTGGAATCCGGCTAGGTTGGAAGTCATGAGCCAACCGAAAAGCGAACCCACCCCGCCTGCCGCGATTTCCTTTTGGGTGGGAGAAAAAGGGGCTGGGATTGCATTACTACCAACATCACATTGGTGACTTCATCAAGGCCACCGCCAGGCTGACCGACAGCCAAACAATGGCCTATTTGCGGCTGTTGTGGATGTACTACGACAACGAAAAACCGCTGAAGCCTGACAGCAAGCTGCTGGCGTTTCAGATTGGCGCGACCGTGGAAGAAACGGAACTGCTGCTGGAATCGTTCTTTTGGCTGGCCGAAAACGGCTGGCATCACACGCGGTGCGACCAGGAAATTCAGGAATACCACGCATTTCTGAAGAAAAAATCCAACGCCGGTCGAGCATCCGCTGAACGACGGAAGAACAGCAGCGCAACAGGTGTTGAACAGGTGTTGAACAACAGTTCAACCGATGTGCAACTAACCACTAACCAACAACCACTAACCAACAACCAAACAAAGAATAAAGCGGTTGTCACCGCTGCGCCTGACGGCGTTTCCCAGGAAGTCTGGGAATCGTTCCTGCAACAGCGAAAAGCATCCAGGGCTGTGGTAACCCCTACCGTGGTCAAAAAAATCGCCCAGGAGGCCCAAAAAGCGGGTTGGTCGCTGGAAAACGCCCTGGCTGAATGTGTCGCCCGGGGCTGGCGTGGGTTCAAGGCCGATTGGGTCGCTGAAAAACAGGCCAAGAACGTTGGGGAGCGCAACCGCGACTTGATGCAAGGGTTAACCCGCGGATTGATCGGAGGTGGCAAAAATGTCCAGCTACTCAAGTGAATACCGCGACCAGGACTTTTGCGCGATTGATGAAGGCCTGGATTACATCTTTGCCAGGATGGGCGCGATTTACGGGGCCGTCTTTGTTCGGCATTGGGAAGGCGTCGATCACCAGCTGGTGCGCCAGGTATGGGCTGAAGAATGCGGGCGCATGCTGACCTACAAACCGAAACTGGACTATGCCTTGCAGCACATGAACCCAGACCGGCCGCCGTCGGCCCTGGCGTTCAAAAAGCTGCTGAACGATGGCCCGCGGATTCCTGACAGGCCGCATTCGGTCATCACGCGGCAACCGACCTTGCACGAAAAAATTGCAACAGAAAAGGCCAAGGCCGAAGCGATGGCGAAGCTGCGGGAATTGACTGAAAAGATGAGGATGCAGAAATGATCGACGTAATGAAGCAGGCGCTGGAAACTTTTGAGAGGATGAACCACGAAGACTCCATCTTTGCTGGGGAGTTTGACCGAGAGGTCGCCGCCCTGCGCCTCGCCATTGAGCAGGCCGAGCGGCAGGAGCCGGTGGGATCATTTCTCACCCACGAAGAGGCAATTAAATTCTGCCGCCGATACCGCCCGGGTATCGAGCCAACAGAGAAACATATTGCTGCAACGATTGATGCCTATGCAGCCCTTTTTGGCGACTTGTCGCCTGCCTCACTAGCCGCCCCGCCCCAGCGCCAGCCGCTGACGGATGAGGAGATTCAAAAACTTGCAGACACGCACTTGTTCTATCAACCAGAGCCGTATGAGGTAAGTGGCGTTTTTAATTTGGCACGCGCCATCGAGCGCGCCCACGGGATCGGGGGTGGGGCATGACTAAAGACGACATCATCCGCATGGCGCGGAAGGCGGGCATTGCCCAGTACGGACTTGGTTGGACATGCTGGGAGGGCCAGCTTGAACGCTTCGCCGCCCTTGTCGCCGCAGCCGAGCGCGAGGCGTGCGCAAGGGTGTGTGAAGATATTAACGCCAAGTACGCTTGGCCTGCTGATATAGCGGAGCGGGTTGCAAGTCAATGGTGCGCCGACGCCATCCGCGCAAGGGGGCAGCAATGACCAGAAATGAAGGCAACAAACTTTTAAATTCTTTGCTGGAAGGCCAAATTTCAAGTTATGACCAAATTTCCGACGCCCTTGTCGCAACAGGCGACCTTGCAGGATGGCGAGAAACCCACCTGGTCGGAAGCCTGGCGGCGGGAATGCGAAGCCAGGGAATGGTTTCGCCGTTGGAAGACTTACCAGCGGGAACACGGGACACGGCTGGCGAATGCCTGGTGGGCGCAGATGATCGACAAAATCGAGAAAGCCCGCGGCCCTGGTGCAGCGCGTATGTTGCGGGACGATATGAACAAGGTCAAAAATGAGACGGGCGGCAAAAGTTGATGCAAATCAAGAACAAGTGGTTGAAGCACTACGGGCCGCTGGGGCTTCAGTACAGACTTTGGCGGCAGTTGGCAAAGGCGTCCCTGATTTGCTGGTGGGTTTCCAGGGCAAAACCCTTTTGCTTGAAGTTAAAGACGGTCGCAAACCGCCTTCGGAAAGACGCCTGACCGAAGACCAGCTGAAGTGGCATGGGGCTTGGCGTGGTGGCCCGCTTGCCGTGGTCGACGGGCCTGATGCCGCGCTTCGAATGTTGGGGGTGATGAAATGAACAAACACCTGGTCGATTTGGAAAGGTGGAAAAGCCTGAACATGTCCGATGACATGGCGTTTTGGTTCCTGCTGTGTTTTGCGGTGTTCGCGGTGGCTTTGTGGGCCTGGGAAGGTTCTGATGATTTATGACCTTCACAACCCGCAACAGGCCAAGGTGCTGATGGACAACATTTGGCCCGATGTCAAAGCCAACCTGATGGCCGGAAACAAAATGCGCCTGGAGATTAAGCGGGCCACCAGGTCATCCGACCAAAACGACATGTTCCACGCCATCATCCACCAAATTTACCTGGCGATGCGGGCGGCTGGGTCTACCTGGTCGGCTGATGATTGGAAACGCCTGTTGATTGACCAGTGGGCACACGAAACCGACCGCAAGATCGGCAAGGTGGCGCCCAGCCTGGACGGTCAGCGGGTGGTGCAGCTGGGCTGGCAAACCCACAAATTCACAATCCCGGACGCCACCGAATTTATTGAATGGCTGTTAGCCTGGTGCGCGGAAAAGGGAATCGACGCGTGAGTGTTTGGCGCAAAAGACAGATTATGGAAATTTCCAAACATTACAAACTTCCCAAACATCAGTATATTCGGTCGAAAAAGCTGCTGCGCCTGGTCGCCGAACTGCCGTGCCAGTTTTGCGGAAACCCGCACATGGTTCAGGCGGCGCACACTAATTGGGGCGGCGGCAAGGGCCGCGGCATCAAGGCCGACGACAACCTGGTGGCCGCGCTGTGCATGTCCTGCCATTACGACATCGACCAGGGCGCCAAGTGGTCAAAGCGAGAGCGGCAGCAAGCCTGGGTGCTAGCGCACATGAAGACCGTCCAGGCGCTGACCGACGCGGGAACCTGGCCTGTTGACGTTCCCATACCAACCGAAGCACAATTGGAGCGCCTTCTCTAAGGCAGTTGCCAGTTTCAGCGGGGGTATCATGCCCCCGCTTTTTTCGCTATCATGGGTGACATGGAAGACGAAACAGCTGAATTCATTGCGGCATTGCTGCACAGCGCGACGGTTGCACACTTTATGCACCTGTCCACTTCGTCTTTTTCCGAACACCAAGCCTTGGGCCAGTATTACGACGAAATCGTTGACCTGGCCGACCGATTTGCCGAAGCCTACATGGGCAAATACGAGCAAATCAAAGAATTCCCAAGTGAGTTTCACAGCGCCAAAAACCCCGTCAAATACTTCACGGGGCTGAAGGATTTTGTGAAAGAATGCCGGGAAGACTTGCCGCAAGACACTGAACTGCAAAACATCGTTGATGAAATCGCGGATTTGGTGAACAGCACCCTGTACAAACTTCGATTCCTGAAATGAAAGGGCAGACCATGAAAGAAGCAAAAGGCTACGGTTTTGGTTCCAACGCCAAAGCACCCAGCGGTGTGACCGCATCCGACAAATCCGGCGAGCGCATGGAAAAGGTTCGCAACGGCATCGGCATGGGCAAGATGGATGCCGTGGGCGCCGACAAGAAATTTGACGGTGGCCGTTCCAGCGGCATGTGCTACACGCACGACCGCAAGTCTTACCAAAAGTAAGCCGTGATTCCCCTGTCGCAAATGGCGGCGGCGGGACAAAGACCTGTTGCCCCAGGCCCATCGGCCAGCCCTGAACAAACACGGCTGGCCGCACTTGTTCCCCAGCCCGTACTACCGCAAACGCCGCAATCGGCCAACCCGATTGAACAAGCGTATTTCGACCGGCTGACGAATGACTACCCTGGCCTGGTCGCGCAATACGCCCAGGAGCCGGAATCCGAAGGCGGCAAAATCATCAACACCGACATTGCCCGGGAAATGTCGCCAGAGTACAAGGCCGACCGCACCAGGTCGGCTGACGTTCATGAGCCGTCCAGCGCGTTCATGAAAAAGCTGTACGCCGACAAACTTTCCAAGCCGACGCCCAAGGGCAAAGACAACACCGTAGTGTTCACCGCGGGCGGCACGGGGGCTGGCAAAACCACCGCGTTACAAGCGTCCAGGCAAGTGTCGGAAGGTGTCCGAAACGCCGAAATGGTGTACGACACCAACATGAACAGTTTCGACAGCGCCGACAAAAAGATTCGCCAGGCGCTGGATGCCAACCGCAAGGTGTCGATCATCTACACCTACCGCGACCCGGTGGAAGCCCTGACCAATGGCGCGTTGAAGCGGGCCACGCGCATGGAACAGGACATCGGCACTGGCCGCACCGTCCCGTTGTCCGAGCATGCCAAGACCCACATTGGCGCCCGCAAGGTGGTCGAGCAGTTGCAGGACAAATACAAAGACCATCCGAAAGTCAAAATCCAAGTCATTGATAACAGCCGCGGCCCAGGTAAGGCTATGTTAAGTTCCCTTGACAAGCTGCCTAAACTGGACGAGAATCAAATACGGAAAGGATTACAGGATGCACTCGAACAAGCCCACCGAACCGGTGCCATTTCGCCAGCCATCTACCGCGGAACGGCAGATTACGCCCGCTGAACATCGGGAAAGCCGGTTGCACGAAAAGGCGACCGAGCAAATGGCGAATGACATGGCCGCGGCGCTGAACCGCGCCATCAACCAGGACAAGATGCCCAATGTCTGAAATCAAGTGCGGCGATTGCCGTTTCTTTGCCAACGGCCAGGTGATGGGCAGCTGCCGACGCTATCCGGCCCAGCAAAACAAGCACCAGAACGATTGGTGTGGTGAGCATCAGCCCATCATGCTGACCCTGCCGGTCTACGACATCATGACCGACGAAACCACGATGGCCCAAGTGCCGGTCAAAGGTAAACCCGGAAGGAAGCCCAAGAATGCTGCAACCCCTGCGTGACCGCGTGGTGGTCAAGCCGCTGGTGCGCCAGCTGTCGGACATCATCATTGTGGACAACAAAGAGCCGTTCAACGAGGGCACGATTGTCGCCGTCGGCCCGAAAGTCTATGACGCCAAGCCTGGCGACTTCATCAAATACGGAAACGGCGACTATCTGAAGTGGCCGGTTTACCAGTTTGAAGGCCAGGATTACCAGATCATCCAGGAAGCCGACATTGCTTGCGTTGTTGAAAGGGACTGACAAATGAGCAAACCGGGGTTGTACGCCAACATTCACGCCAAGCAAGAGCGCATCAAGCAGCAAAAGGCCGATGGCCGACCTGTTGAAAAGATGCGGAAACCTGGGGACAAAGGTGCGCCAACCACTGCCGCTTTCAAGCAATCAGCCAAAACGGCCAAGAAATGAAGAAGCACGACAAACCCATTCCGCACAAAACGACCGGGAAAGGCAAGACCTACAACCCGACCGAAAAAGGCGCTGGCATGACAGCGAAGGGCCGTGCAGAATACAACGCAAAGAACAACGCCAATTTGAAACCGCCAGCACCAAATCCAAAGACGAAAGCCGATGCCGGGAGAAAGGCATCGTTTTGCGCCAGGATGGAAGGGGTGGTGAAAAACGCGAAAGGCCCAGCGGAACGGGCTAAAGCCAGCCTGAAAAACTGGAACTGTTAAACCACCTGAAAGGAAATTCAAATGCCCAATACCAAAGCCCAAGGCGTCGCATACAGCGACCCAGAATTCGAAAGCCTGGTTGTCACCGGCGCGTCCACCCTGGGCGCTGTCACCGCATCGTCTGTGACCACCAGCAGCACCGCCGCCGCGGCCAACGCGGTTGCTGGTCTGTACTTCCTGACCACGGCGATTACCGCCAACAGCACGACCACGACTGCCCCTGTCGGTTCGCTGGCGACTACGACCAACGCCACCGGCACCGGCAAGCTGTTCATTTCGGACGGCACTAAGTGGCAATTCCCTGTCGTTGCCTGATGAGAGCCAGGGGGGCGGTCAATCTGCCCCCTTGTGTACAAAATAAGAATTAAGGGTATGTTATGACACTGGAAGCCTTACAGAAACGCCTGGCAGAACTGCAAAACATGGCAAAGCAAACCGAATCCCAGCTGATGCAGATCAGCGGCGCCATCCAGGACACCCAGTATTGGATTGGCGAACTGTCCAAGGAAAAGAGCAATGCCGCTGATCCGGTCAATGACGCCCAAGGCGTTTGAAAAGAACGTGAAGGCCGAAATCAAGGCCGGAAAACCCCCGAAACAAGCGGTCGCCATTGCCTACGACGTCAAGCGTGACGCCGCAGCTGGGGTGAAGAAGACCGCAGCCCTACTGAAAAAGCCCAACAAGAAATGACCGACGCAGCCGCTCCCGCCAAAAAGCCAAGAGCCACAAGGCCCGCGGGCGTGGCTGTGCCTGTTCGGCCAGTTGGGCGCCCATCGGTCTACGATCCCAAGTTCTGCGAAGAACTGATGGAATTCTTCAGCCAGCCCGCAACCAGGGAAGTGACCGTGCGTGACGCCAAGGGCAACGAGCGAACGGAAATCCTGCCTGGCACCTTCCCGACGCTGGCCCGCTTCGCCGCCATGATTGGGGTAACACGCGAAACCCTGCACGATTGGGCGACTGCCAAAACCCTGGAAGGCGAACTAAGGCATCCAGAATTTTCTTTCGCCTATAAAAAGGCTAAAGAATTTCAGGAAGCCAACCTGGTTGAAGGAACTTTGGCTGGCGCTTACAACAGCACATTCGCCATTTTTACTGCCAAAAACGTCCTGGGATGGCGCGACAAGACCGAGCAGGAAATCACCGGTAAGGACGGCGCCCCGCTGACGGGCATTCAGGTTTCTTTCGTGACGCCCAATGGAACAGCAACAGACAGTTGACCAGGCAATTGCCAAGGCCGAATTCCCGGTCAAGCTGCAAGGCTTGTTCAAGAAAGCCCGCTACAAGGTCTGCTGGGGTGGCCGCGGCGGGGCCAAGTCATGGGGGATTGCCCGGGCGCTGCTGATTAAGGGCGCCAAAAGCCCCATCCGCATCCTGTGCGCCCGTGAGTACCAGACCAGCATCAAAGATTCCGTCCACAAGCTGCTGTGCGACCAGATCGAAGCCCTGGGATTGCTGGGGTTCTACGAAATCACCCAGAACAGCATCCGGGGCCGCAACGGGACGGAATTCGCGTTCATCGGCCTGAAGAACAACCCGACCAACATCAAGTCATTCGAAGGCGTGGACATTTGCTGGGTCGAGGAAGCCCAGACGGTCAGCCGGTTTAGCTGGAACATTCTCATTCCGACCATCCGTAAGGAAGGGTCGGAAATCTGGGTGTCGTTCAACCCGGAACTGGAAACCGATGAAACCTACCAGCGGTTCGTCATCAACCCGCCGCGGGATTGCATCCAGATCAAAATCAACTGGTATGACAACCCCTGGTTCCCGGAAACCCTGCGGCTGGAAAAGGACGCCCTGAAGGCCAGGGACGCCGAAGCCTATAACCAGGTCTGGGAAGGGCTGTGCCGCCAGACGGTGGACGGCGCCATCTTCGCCAGGGAAATGCAGCAAGCCGAAATGGACGGGCGCATCACGCGGGTGCCGTATGACGCCACCAAGCCGGTTCACGCCGTCTTCGACCTGGGCTGGTCAGATCAAACGGCCATTTGGTTCCTGCAATTCATCGGCATGGAAACCAGGCTGATTCGCTACATGGCGGGCAGTCAAATGACCATGAGCCATTACCTGGCGCAAATGCAAAGCCTGGGTTATGTTTACGACACGCTATGGTTGCCGCATGACGCCGAGAACAAAACACTGGCGGCGGCTGGCAAATCCATTGAAGACATCGTGCGGGCCGCGGGCTACAAAACCCAGATCATGCCGCGGGTGCCTGTCATTGATTCGATCAACGCGGCCAGGACGGTTTTCCCGAACTGCTGGTTTGACCGCGAGAATTGCGCCGATGGCCTGACTTGCCTTCGGCATTACCGTTACGAAGTTGACCCGGACACCGGCCAGTTTGGGCGCACACCATTGCATGACCAATACAGCCACGGCGCCGACGCCTTTCGCTATATTGCCCTGATGGTGAAAGAGCCGCCCAAGCGCAAAAAGCAAGCCGTGATTGCCGCAGCTGGTAGTTGGATGGGATAATTCCGAAAGAAAAGGGGCCAATATGAGCGACTATCAAAACGACAATGGCGATTCACGCATCACCGATGCGATTCAGTTCATGCGCCTGTCGGCTGAAGCCGAATCCAATAACCGCACGGAAGCCCTGCAAGACATCAAGTTTGCCGCGGGCGACCAGTGGCCGGTGGAAATTCAAAACAGCAGAAACCTTGAAGCGCGGCCCTGCCTGACCATCAACAAAATTGACGCGTATGTGCGCCAGGTCACAAACCAGCAGCGCCAGCAACGACCGCGCATCAAGGTGCATCCCGTCAACAACGAAGGCGACCTGAAGATTGCCCAGGTGATTGAGGGCATCACCCGTCATATTGAGGTCAATTCCAGCGCCGACACGGCCTACGACACCGCGTTCGATTACGCCGTTCGCATGGGCTGGGGCTATTGGCGCGTGATTACCGATTACACCAGGGAAGATTCGTTCGACCAGGAAATCTACATTGAACAGATCGACGACCCGTTCAGCGTGTATTTCGACCCCAATTCGATTTCCCCTGATGGTTCGGACGCCGAAAAGTGCCTGATTACTAAGGTCATGCCCAAAAGCGTGTTCCGGCAAATGTATCCAGGCGCCGACGACGGCAGCGGGTTCATGCCACGCGGCGTGGGCGATGACAGCGCCGAATGGGTGACCAAAGAGGATGTGCGGGTCGCCGAGTATTTCTACGTCGAACGCAAAAAAGCCACCTTGGTGATGCTGTCGGACGGCACGAAGGCATTCGAAGACGAACTGCCCGCCAAAGAAATCATGGACGAAAGCGGCATTGCCATCATTGACAAGCGCCCCAGCTGGCGCAAGGTTGTCAAATGGTGCAAGCTGACCGCGATGGAAGTGCTGGAGGAAAAGGAATGGCCGGGCAAGTGGATTCCGGTTATCCCGTGCTACGGCGCCCAGGTCATCGTCGAGGGCAAACGCAAGAAATACGGCCTGGTGCGGTTCGCCAAAGACCCGCAGCGCATGTACAACTTCTGGCGCACCAGCATGACCGAGAGCATTGCCCTGGCGCCCAAGGCCAAATGGCTGTTGGCTGAAGGCCAGGACGAGGGCCACGAAAACGAATGGGCACAGGCGAACATCAAATCGACGCCGGTGCTGCGCTACAAGCAAAAAGACATCGAGGGCCAGCCCGCCCCGGTGCCGCAGCGACTGCAACCGGAGCCGCCGCCCGAAGGCATCATGGTCGCCGCGGGCGCGATTTCGGACGACCTGCAAACCGTTCTGGGCATTTTCGACCCGGCGCAAAAGATTCCCGGCAACATTTCGGGCAAAGCCCTGAACGGCCAGCAGCAACAGGTCGACCTGTCAAATTTCCACTTCTACGACAACATGACCCGTTCGATTAAACAGACGGGCAAAATCCTGTTGGACTTGATTCCAAAGATTTACGACACCCAGCGGGTGATGCGAATCATTGGCGTGGATGGCCGCGCCGACATGGTGACCATCAACGAGAAAACCGCCATCGGCAAAGTGCTGAACGATGTGACCGTGGGCGAATATGACGTTGTGATGGACACTGGCCCGGGCTACAACAGCAAGCGATTGCAAGCGGTCGAGGCAATGGCCCCGCTGATGGCCCAGCCGGAGATTTTCCAGGCCGCGGGCGACCTGATGTTCCGCAACATGGACTTCCCTGGTGCCGATGTGATTGCCGACCGCCTGGCCGCAATGAACCCCCTGGCGCAGATCGACGAGAAATCGGACATCCCGCCCCAGGTGCAAATGAAGCTGAAGCAACAGGAAAAGGCGCTGCAAGATGCCCAGCAGCAGCTGGTCGCCATGCAGCTGGAAATCAACAACCGCGGCCAGGTTGCAATGATTCGGGAAGACGGCGCCAACAAGCGCAAGCTGATGGACGTCACCGCTCGCGCCTTCAACACCGAAACCATCAACGAAGCCAAGGTCAACCAGACCAACGTCAAGGCCGTCACCGACCAAAACAAGGCCGAACTGGACGCCATCGTGCAATTGATGCTGCACAACATGGACACCAACCGGCTATTGCAGGAAATCGAGCGGCGCAATCGTGAGCAAACCGATTACACCGCCCTGGCCGAACAGGAAATTCATAGGAATGCCAACCCATTCATGGACGGCGGGCCAATGATGCAGCCCCAGCCCCAGCCGCAAATGGTGACGCCGGAGAATATGCCGCCCGCACCAGCGCCGGAAATGGGGATGGGATTGCCGCAATAGTTTGACAGCCAGCTAAACTTGGCTGAAAATCAATAAACCCTACCCGTGGGGTACACGGGGCAAATTCTTAGGGAAACCTATGTCATTGGAAGAACGGTTGGCCGCAAATGTGGTCACCAGCGAAAATTTAGCTGAATTCACGGCCCAGAAACTTGGTTTAGCTGAACCGCAGCAAGCGGAACCCGCGGCGTCGGAGGAACAAGCCCCCGACGAGCCGGACACCGCAGCCGGTCAGAGTGGACAAGATGGGGAAGGTGATGATGCGACAGCGGCAGACGAGCAAGGGAAAGAGCGCAAGCCCAACCCGAAAATCGAAAGGCGCTTTTCAGAGATAACCAAGCAGCGCGAGGCGGCGAAAGCGGAAGCCCAGCAAGAACGCGAAGCGCGGTTGGCCCTGGAAGCCAGGCTGAAGGAACTGGAAGCCAAAGCGAATCCGCAACCGGCGCAAGCCCAAGCGAATGAGCTAGGCCCGGAACCCCAGCCTGAACAGTTCAGCGATATGTTCGAATACGCGAAAGCGTTGGCCGAATACACCGCTGACAAGAAGTTGATGGAACGGGAGCAGCAAGAGGTTCAACGCAAAGCAGCGGCTGAACAGGAATTGAAATTCAAAGCCTGGTCAGAGCGAATCAGCAAAGCGAAGGCCGAATTGCCGGATTTCGACGAAATGGTGCAGAGCAGCGAAGTGTCGGTTTCCGACCCTGTGCGCGATGCAATCATGGAAAGTGATGTGGGGCCGAAAATCCTGTATCACCTGGCCGAAAACCCCGAATTTGCCACCAAACTGAATGGCATGTCTGTCATTTCTGCCTTGCGAGAAATCGGAAAACTGGAAGCCAGGCTGGAAAAGCCAGCGACCAGTACGGAACGCGCCCCGACCGGCACGACTGTTGTTGGAAAATCAAGAGCGCCAGCGCCAATCACGCCAATTCGTGGTGGGGCTACCGGCAAGGAAACGGGCGTGGATTCCAATGGGGAATTCCACGGTTCGTTCCAGGCATGGAAAGCTGCACGACTTGCGGGCAAGATTCGCTGACAAATAACCTTTTTCATAGGAAAAATCATGTCCAACACTTTGCTTACCATTAGCAAGATCACCAACGAAGCGTTGATGGTCTTGGAAAACGAACTGACCTTCACTTCCGAAGTTGACCGCAATTACGACGACCAGTTCGCCGTGGTTGGCGCCAAAATCGGTAACACCCTGAACGTCCGTCGCCCTGGCCGTTTCATCGGCACGACCGGCCCCGCCCTGAACGTTGAAGATTTCAACGAAACCAGCGTGCCTGTCACCCTGTCGACCCAGTTCCACGTTGACACCCAGTTCACCACGCAAGACCTGGCCCTGTCCCTGGATATGTTCAGCAACCGCGTTCTGAAGCCCGCTATTGCCGCAATTGCCAACAAGATTGACTATGACGGCCTGACGATGGCGAAGAACAACACCGCCAACATTGTCGGCACCGCTGGCACCCCGCCCACTGGCCTGATTACCTACCTGACCGCAGGTGCGTATCTGGACAGCGAAGGCGCACCCCGCGACGGTCGCCGTTCTTGCATCATTGAGCCGTTCACCAGCGCCACCATCGTGGACAGCCTGAAGGGTCTGTTTGTGCCTTCCGATGTCATCGGCAAGCAATACAGCAAAGGCCTGATGGGCCGCGATTCTGCTGGCATGAACTGGAAGATGGATCAGAACGTTGTGCCCCAGACCTTCGGTTCGTACAGCGGCAAGACCCTGACCACCAACACCGCAACCTTCACCGGTTCGCTGTCCACTGGCTGGGCGCAGACTTCGACCATCACCCTGACCGCTTCCGCGGCCCTGACCATCAACCAAGGCGATGTCATCCAGATCGCTGGCGTTTATGCCGTCAACCCGCAGAACCGCCAGGCTTACGGTTCGAACAAACTTCGCAACTTCGTTGTGACTGCCACCACCGCGGTTGGCACTGGCGGCACCGCTGTGACCGTCAGCCCCGCCATCATCACCGGTGGTCAGTTCCAGAACGTTGTTGTGTCGTCCACTTCGGCCACCGCCGCTGTGACCCCGTTCAACAACACCGGCACGGTGTCCCCGCAGAACATCATCATGCACCGCAATGCTTTCACGTTGGCAACCGCCGACCTGGAACTGCCGGATGGCGTTCACTTCGCGGGCCGCGCAAGCGACAAAGACCTGGGCCTGTCGATTCGTGTGGTGCGTCAATACACCATCAACAACGACAGTATCCCGACCCGTCTTGACGTCCTGTACGGTTGGGCACCGCTGTACCCCGAACTGGCTTGCCGCGTGGCATCCTAAAACGGATACGGGGGGAGAAATCCCCCCTCAACCAATCAACATTTTTGGAGAATTCACATGAGCAATCCCGGGCCAGCATCTACCCAAAGCAACCACCCTTCGGGCCTTGCGACCAACCAGGCAATTCGTCTGTTGGCTTCGTACCAGGGCGTCAACGTCAAATCGACGGGCGACACCGTTCTGCCTATCCAGAACAGTGGCCGTTGGTCGGTGTCTAACGTGGTGTTCACCAACGCCAGCACCAGCCTGACCACCGCAACCGCTGGTGTGTTTACCGCCCCCAACGGCGGCGGCACCGCAATCGTGGCTGACGCCGCACTGTCTGGTCTGACTTCAGCCAGCGTTGTTTCCCAGCGCACCGTGGCATCTACTGCCGCGCAAACTGGCGGCAACCTGTACCTTGATGTCGGAACCGCACAAGGCGCCGCCGCAACGATGGACGTTTTCGTCTACGGCTACGACCTGACTTTCCTTCCCTAATTCGGAATGAAGACTTGAGGAAAGCCGCCCCTAACAGGGTGGCTTTTTTCTATTCGAAGTGTAAAATTTTGCTTATTCACGAAAGGGGCAAAAATGGTCAATATGTCTGCAATTCGTCCAAGCGGGCGCACATATACCCTGGATTTGACGACCAGTGCCAGCGCCGCATTGCTGGTTGAAGCCACCACCAACGACCAAACCAATTACGTTTCCCTGCTGAATACCGGAACCGGTGTTGCGGCAATTGAAATGGGCACCGCATCGGGCACCGTCAAAACCCCGGCAATCGCCAGCACCGGCAACGCTGGTTCGTTTGTTCTTCCCGCCAGTATGAATTTTCCCCTGGTGATTGCGGCCCCCAAAGCGCCGTTCTACATCAAAGGGATTAGCAGTGGCACGAACACGCTTTACATTACCGCAGTCCAAGCCGATTAAGGAAGCGTCATGGCGAATGATGCCGCTGTAACGCAGACTATCAACATCGTCCCCGTCCAGGGGATTTTCCAGCCGGAGCCGACATTCGCCCTGGTGACCCTAATCGGCCCAGCTGGAACGCCTTTTTACGCCAACATCAACCCCAATCAATCGGGGTTGCACATCACCAACAGCACGATTGACAGTTCGCCCATTGGGTCGATCACGCCATCCACCGGCGTGTTCACCAATGTCGACTTGACCACCGGCACCATCACTTCGGCGCCGACCGGGCCGACGTCTATCGTCAACCAGGCGTATGTTGATGCGGTGGCGCAGGGGCTGTCTTTCAAGCAGCCCGCAAATTACACAACGACCGGCAACATCACTTTGTCCGGCCTGGCCGTCCAGGCTGGCGGCGATTGGCCGTCCACGCTGACCGCGGGCGACCGCATCCTGGTCAAAGACCAATCAATCGCCGCGAATAACGGCATTTATGTTGCTTCGGCCAGCACCTGGTCGCGGGCAGCTGATGCCAACGCCTATGCAGAATATTTGGGCGCATACCTGTTTGTTCTGTCGGGCACTTTGTATGGCGGGTCGGCCTGGGTTTGTACGAACCAGCCTGGCGGCACGTTGGGCGTCACGGCCATCACGTTCACGCAGTTTTCGAACAATGCGCTTTACACCGCGGGCACGGGCCTGACGCTGACGGGCTACCAGTTCAGCATCACGAACGTGGGCACGGCTGGCACCTACGGGTCGGCGTCCCAGGTTCCGGTGTTTGTGACAAATGCCCAGGGCCAGGTCACCAGCGTGACCAACACCAGCATTTCGATTGCTGGTTCGCAGATTACATCGGGCACGATTGATTCGGCCCGCCTGTCGGGTTCTTACACCGGCATCACGGGCGTGGGAACGCTGACCGCTGGCACATGGAACGCCAGCACCATTGGCGTGGCTTACGGCGGCACCGGCGTGGCTACGCTGACCGCGGGCTATGTCAAGGCCGACGGCACCAACCCGTTCAGCACCGTCGCCACCATCCCCAACACCGACATCACCGGCCTGGGCACGATGTCCACGCAGAACGCCAACAACGTGGCAATCACGGGCGGTTCGGTGGCTGTTGGGACGCTAAAGACCCTGGGCCTGACCGGCTACCTGTACGGCAACGACACCGGCGCGGTCACCGCGTCCACCACGATCCCAAACACCGCGATTACGGGCCTGGGCACCATGTCCACCCAAAACGCGAACGCGGTGGCGATTACGGGCGGCACGATCACTGGCCTGACGCAGCTGGGCGCCGACTACTTGCAGTTCAACACCAGCGCGACCGTCACGCCCGCGGTGGGAAAGATTTGGTGGGACGGCGGCACCACCATGAACATCGGCATGACCACTGCGGTGACGCAGCATGTCGGCGAAGATTTGTATTACTACATCAAGGCGTCTTCGGCTATCACTAAAGGCCAGGTTGTCATGTTCACCGGTTCGGTGGGCGGTTCTGGCGTCATCACGGGGGCGCCAGCCACCGGCGTGACTGATGGCAGCTACATCATGGGCGTGGCCGCTGAAGACATTGCGCTAAATGCCTTTGGCCTGGTGCAAGAGTTCGGCATTCTTCGCAACGTCAACACAAGCGGATATGTCGATGGTGACATTCTTTGGTACAACCCCGCGGTTACCGGTGGCCTAACCAAAACCAAGCCTTCCGCGCCGAACGTCAAAGTGCAAATGGCCGCGGTGGTCAACGGCGGTTCGTCGGGTGGCGGCGTCATCCAGGTTCGCGTGTCCCCTGGTTCAGTTCTGGGCGGCACCGACAGCAACGTTGAATTCGGAACCCTGGCAAACGGGAACTTGATTCAGTACAACGGCACGTATTGGACGAACATTGCGCCTTCGGCCCTGACCGGCGTTGGCACTGCACTGAACCTTGCCGGTGGGGGCGCGGGTCAAATCCCATACCAATCCGCGCTGGATACCACAGCGTTCCTGGCCGCGGGCACTGCGGGCCAGGTGCTGACTTCGAACGGCACCAGCGCCCCGTCATGGACTACGCCGACCGCTTCCGTCACGGTCACTGACGACACGACGACGAACGCGACCCGTTATCCGCTGTTTGCAAACCAAACCAGCGGCAGCATCAGTACCGAATACGTCAGTTCGACCAAGCTGCAATTCAACCCGTCCACGGGTGAATTCACTTCTACGTCATTCAGCGGCGCGGGCACGGGCTTGACCGGCACGGCGTCAAGCCTGTCTATTGGCGGCAACGCGGCCACGGCAACGTCGGCCACCAGCGCGACCACGGCCACCAACCTGGCCGGCGGCGCCAACGGGTCGCTGCCTTATCAGACGGGTTCAGGGGCAACGACCTTCCTCGCGGCCAGCACGAATGGATACATCCTGACGCTGGCGGGCGGTGTGCCCACCTGGGCAGCTGCTGCGGCAACTGGCGTCACGATTGTTGACGACACCACAACCAACGCCACGCGCTACCTGACGTTCACCAGCGCGACGACGGGCACCATTACGACGGAGAACGTCAGTTCCACGAAGCTGCAATTTAATCCGAGCGTTGGGGATTTGAGCGCCCCGCAAGTTCGTTCTAGCAATGGCATTTTGGTCAACAGCCAGACCATCAGCGCCAATTGCACAATCGCTTCTGGTGACAACGGTGGATCGTTTGGCCCTGTGTCTGTTGCCAGCGGCATCACGGTAACGGTTTCTTCCGGTTCTGTTTGGACGGTGGTGTGATATGACGGTAACGATTAACGGTTCAAGCGGTTTGACCGCAAACGACGGCAGCGTTTTTACTGATTCTTCGGGCAACGTAGTTGCAAAATCGGCAGATTTCACTACTGTGGCCGCTAATGGCAATGGTGTTCGCATTCGCACTCCAAGCGGGAGTGGTTCGCCAGCAATATTGCAATTTACGAACAACCCGGTGACCGCGCAGTGGGCTTTTATTTCAGCTACTGCCGCAAATGTCTTAAATATCAACGACCGCACCTATATTGACGCCAGCGGGCGCATGACTACCCCTGGGCAGCCGCTTTATGTTGGGGTAGAACGCGCCAGCAATTTGAGTTCCACCACATTTACCACGTGGGTTCACTCTATTACGCGCATCAATGCCGGAAGCAACATGAACACTGGTACGGGCATTTTTACATGTCCGGTGGCGGGTAGATATTTGGTGGCGTTCAACGTGTTGGCCCGTTCTAACGGGGCGCACAACATCGAAGTTCAAAAGAATGGAAGCATGTGGGCGGCAGGTCGAGATATTGCGACAAGCGGCGAGCAATGTTCTGGTGTGGTGACGGTGGTTGATTGCGCTGTAAACGATCAGATTCGTATCCAGGTTCAATGCGATCCGGCTGCGGACTTTTATTTTCAGTGGAACCAAACTTCCATTATGCTAATCAGCTGATAAAAGGTATTAACATGGAATTTAATATCACTCTTTCTGACGCCGAGTACAAGGCATTGGCTTATGTAGCAGTATCGCCGGAAGAATGGATCAACACGGCTGTACATGAGCGTTGCCGTATTGCCATCGAAGAAATTGTGGCTGCGGAAGTTCAGCGCAAGCTGGCTGCGGGCGAATCAATTACGGGCAGCAAAGACGATATTGTTCTGGCCGCGCAAATTGAATCTGCTGCCGAACGCCGTGCGACACATCTTCAAAATACCCTGGGCTGATTATGAGCGTTGTCAAAGTATCCGGGAATATCAGCGGCACAGGCATCTTTACAATTGCCGCGCCGAACAGCAATACAGATCAAACGGTAACGCTGCCGAATGCTTCCGGTACATTGGACGCTTTCCCATCTGGCACTGCCATGATGTTTGTGCAAACATCTGCGCCAACTGGCTGGACAAAAAGCACCACTCACAACAATAAGGCGCTTCGTGTCGTGTCGGGGAGTGCAAGTTCCGGCGGTTCGGTGGCCTTCACCACTGCGTTTGCGTCTCAAGGCGTCAGCGGCACTGTTGGTTCAACTACGCTGACCACCAGCCAGATTCCTGGTCACACGCACATTGTGACCACCTACGGTTTTGCCGGAGACTTGGGTTTTCAGCCCGCGCAAGCTGGTGGCGATGGAAGTTGGTATGGATTTGCGGACACCGCAGAAGGAACCCACAACGAAAGCGGCCCAGGCGGTTCGACTTCTGCGGCGTATGCGCGGTCAACTGGTGGCGGTGGTTCACACAACCATTCGTTCACTGGCACCGCTATTGACTTGGCCGTGCAGTACGTGGATGTCATCATTGCGACTAAGGACTGACCATGCAAATGACGC